CCCCTTAATATCTTGCTTATCCTTGATCGACTGTAATCTTGCATTCTCTTTGTTGTACCAATATTATTTTCACTAAAAAATCTAATTTATAGCGAAAAAAGTTAAATTAAGAAGGGATGATTTTAAATGGCTCGTTATTTACGTTCCGCAACCACGGGGACCAATGACCCGAAAACACACTGGCTCAATATCGGGGCAAGTCAAACAATTGCAGAGGGAAATCTCCTTGCTATTGACGCAACTTCTAAGCTCGGAATTGCTGCGGTTGCCGCGTCTGCTGCTTTATACGCTATTGCAGGAGCATCTATCACTACCACCGCAAGCCCAACGGCGGCAGACAAGATTCCAGTGACATTATTAAAGGATGCTGTTGTCCGTCTTCCATTCACTGATGCAGGGACAAAGAAAACCTTTGCGTCTACAGACAAGTTTATCACCAAGTTCGACCTTCTGGATAAAACGTCCGTTGCCCCTGACGACACCACAGGTGGTATGTGTCACATTCTCGACTATGACAACACCGCATTAACCTGTGATGTCGTTTTCGACGATGCAAATTTAGTTTACTAAGAAAGGAATGATTAATAATGCCAACTAATACAGCCCAATTCCAAAACCTTTATCTTAAAAAGATTGACCGAACCTTCTTTGAGGCGTGGGATGAAGAGGCCGAACAATGGTCCAAATTTCTGCAAGCTGAAACCTCAACCCAAAATGCTGAGGTAACTCAGAACTTTGCTGGAATTGCAAAGTGGAATAAGAAAGACGAGCTTGCCAATCCGACTGAACAAAAGTTCAAGCTCGGTGACATTATCACGACTACCCATCAACCGTTTGCTGTCACAGTTGTCATGTCTCGCGAGCAAGTGGACGATTCCAAGTACAAGGAAGTAGAAAACATGACCCGCGATGCTGGACATGCCGGGCGCGAAACGCTTGAGGCTGAGTGTGCGTTGGTTCTTGATGGGGCTTTCACCGTCAACCAATATGACGGTGTTCCTCTTTGCTCAGATTCTCATCCTAACAGGGGTGATGCCGGGGGAACCCAGGATAACCTTCATTCCGGTGCGTTGTCTGATGCCACATTGAAAACAGGTATTACCTTATTCCGTCAGCAAAAAGACGAGGCCGGAAAGCAGATTCTTTCTCGTCCTAAAAAGCTTATTATCCACCAAACGAAACAGTTTTTGGCGGCGACAATCCTTCAGTCCTCACAGGTTGCAGGAGGTCAATTGAACGACAAGAACGTACTACCTGCCCTTGAGATTGTTGACCTTGACTTCGTGGCAAGTCAAACTGCATGGTTCTTGCAGGGGGCAAGACATCGGATGGTTCATTATTTCCGCGTAAAACCTGAGTTCCTCCGTGAGAAAGAAATGCGTCAGAATGGGTCGTGGGTATGGAATGGCTACTTTAGGCACAGTACAGCTATAGAATCATGGAGACAGGTCGTTGGGTCTACTGGCTAAGAAATAGTAGAATTAATCAAGGAGGGGTTTCTATCCCCTCCTTCCCCTATGGATCATTTTTCGAGAAATATTCTAAATATAGTTGGATAAATGACCCAATACATTCAAGGCGGTGAAGCAATGCCTACTGTATATCCTGGCGCAATAGATACATTTACAACTAAAATTGACTACGTTAGCCCTATTATCGCAAAAGATATGAATGACGTTCAGGACGCTATTGTAGCGGTTGAAACTCTTCTGACTCATACCGTGGAAGAAGTTGGAAATATATCTACTACTAGAGCTACTAATATTCAAATCGTAATCGGAGCGACATCAATCAATATCTTCAGGGATGGAGAGCAAGAGTCGTGGGTAGCAACAAGGGATTCGCGCGATAGGTTTTCAACGCTAACAAGGGGAGAAAGAACAATTAGTATAACTTACCCAACGGAGGTGTAGTCTTGGTTGGAAATGATTGGGAAGAAGGGTTTTTCATAGGAATAGCAGTGGGATCAACTGCTGAGCCTGGAAGTGATTACAACATAGGAGACACCATTAAATCATCTAACATGGAAGCTACATCTCAGGTAGTGTGGTCCCTTGATATTACCTATAAAAACGTAACAGTAGATGAAGACGGAAATATATATGTGTCGAGTAGTTATGGTGTACACAAATACAATTCTGATGGAGTCTTGGTGTGGGAAAAAACGGATGTTGAATTCGCAAATGATGTAGCGGTAGATTCTTCTGGTAACGTTTATGTTGCTCACAGGAAAAGCGTTGCACTTCAAACCGTGCGCAAGTTAAATTCATCAGGAACAGAATTATGGTACACAACATCTACTGATGATGCTAACGGTATAGCAGTAGATTCTTCAGGCAATGTCTATGTTGCATATAGCTCAGCAGTACGTAAATATAACTCTTCTGGAACGCTTATTTGGTCTAATACTGATGTAACCGCTATCGCTTATAGCGTAGCAGTAGATTCTTCGGGAAACGTTTATGCTGCCTATAATGCATCAGCTGGAAAAGCTGTGCGCAAGCTCAATTCTTCAGGAACAGAACTATGGTATAGAAACGATTCCGCTAACGGATATGATATAGCAGTAGATTCTTCAGATAACGTTTATGTTGCCTATAATGTTACCGGTTTATATGGCTATCCTTCTTTACGCAAACTTAATTCTTCAGGCACAGAATTATGGTATAAAAACGGGATGGGTTATGTTTATAGCGTAGCAGTAGATTCAACAGGAAACGTTTATGTTGCATATCACTATTTTGGTATTAGGAAACTTGATTCTTCTGGAAACGATATATGGTATTTCCCAATTAACTACGCAAACGCCGTAGTCCCTGACTCATTAGGTAATGCATACATTGCTGTTGGAGATATTACAAGGGGATTAACTAAGATTAAAGCAGATTTATCTTATACGATAACATCATAGGGAACTCACGGCTGATTAATCTTGGTTTTTTATACGTCTCTGCAAGGAGGTTTGTTGTGTCAGAAAAAGATTGGGAAGATGGATTTTCAACGGGAATAGCAGTAGGATCAACTGCTATTACTGAAGGTGGTTATAATATAGGAGATATCATACTATCATCTAACATGGAATCTATATCACCGATAGTATGGTCCCTTGATACTAGTTATAACAGCGTAAAAGTAGATACAGATGGAAATGTATATGCGTCATATAACGAGGGTGTGTACAAATACGATTCTGATGGAGTTTTATTATGGGAAAATATTGAGGTTGGACATGCGGTTGATTTAGACTTAGATTCTTCTAGTAACGTTTATGTTGCATATGATCAAGGTGTTGGTATTAAAACTGTGCGCAAGTTAAATTCATCAGGAACAGAATTATGGTCTAATACATCGGTTGGTTATGCTAACGGTATAGCAGTAGATTCTTTGGGTAACGTTTATGTTGCCTATAACTCAGGAGTGAGAAAGTATAGCTCTAGTGGAACACTTATTTGGTCTAAGACTGATGTAACTTCCGCTAATAGTATAGCAGTAGATTCTTCAGATAACGTTTATGTTGCCTATAGCTCTTCGACTAAAAAAGTGCGCAAACTAGATTCTTCAGGAAACGAATTATGGTCTAAAACTGATTATCCTAACGGATATGATATAACAGTAGATTCGTCAGATAACGTTTATGTTGCCTATTCAACTGCCGCTTCATACAACTATCCTTCTTTACGCAAACTTGATTCATCAGGCACAGAATTGTGGTATAAGAAAGAGATAGGTAGTAATTATAGCGTAGCAGTAGATTCTTCGGGAAACGTTTATGCTGCATATCCCCCGTTTGGTATTAGGAAACTTGATTCTTCAGGAAACGATATATGGTATTTCCCAATTAACGGCGCACGCGATGTAGCCCCTGACTCATTAGGCAATGTGTATATTGCTTCTATAAGTTCTATATATAGCAACAACATGGGATTAATCAAGATTAATGAGGATTTATCTTATACGATAACATCATAGGAAACTATGATATAAAGGTGGCGATACTATGCCTACGTATGGAGCAGATATAGCAACTGAAGAGATAAACATAACGGACGGAACAACCCTTCTTGATGCACTGAATAAGCTTATCGGGGATACTGTGTTATGGTCTGATGCTGTCAAATGGTTTAACGATGGTATTAACGAGTTAGCGAATTACCTTGAAATTGAAACTAAAAAGCAAGTCGTAACCACTGCTGGGATATTAAATTATCCCATACCTGCCGATTGTCAATCTATCTACAAAGCCGATTTACCTTTCGACACATGGGGAACGGATATTATCCTATATGGCGATCCAGGGGATGGCTTGTTCAATCTGTACTACTACAGAAAACCTTTGTACCTATCCAACGTCTACGATGTCCCTGCTGATATACCGAGTAACGCACATTACGCATTAGCTCTGTATGCTGCCATGAGGTACAAACAATCAGAGGAAGATTTCGATCAGGCAACGGAATTCGAGAAGGCTTTTGAGAAAAAGAAAGCCTTAATGGTCGAGTATATTAAAGCGAAGAAATTGAAAGAATCCTCTGGTAATACGTTGTTATCGTCACTGAATAAACTAGTCGGAGATATTGTCTTGTGGGATATTGCCGCCAAATGGTTTAACGATGGTATCAATGAACTAACAAATGAACTAGAAATAGAAGCCACTGCACAAATTGAAACAACTTCAGGGACTCTTCAATATCCAATACCCTCTGATTGTCTATCAATATTCAAGGCAGATTTACCATTCGATACGTGGGAAAATAATATAATTTTCTATGGCGATCCCGGTAGCGGCATTGTGAATCTTTATTATTACAGGAAACCTGCTTATGTTGTTAACGTGCAGGACTTGCCATCTGATATTCCGGTCAGCTCGCATTATGCCCTTGTGTTATACGCTGCAATGCGATACAAGCAATCGGAAAGAGACTTTGACCAAGCTTTAGCTTTTGAAAAAGAGTTTGAGAAAAAGAAGTCATTATTGGTCGATTATATCGAGGACAAGAAGCTCAAGGAATCATCAGGGGACACTTTACTATCATCCTTAAATAAACTTGTGGGTGATATAGTTTTGTGGCCTGAAGCTAAAAAGTGGCTTAATGATGGCATAAATGAATTAACCAATGAACTTGATATTGAGACAACCGCACAAATAGTAACGATAGCAGGGACTCTTCAGTATCCTATCCCATCCGATTGTCTGTCCATAGTTAAGGCCGATCTCCCTTTCGATACATGGGGAAGCGACATTGTGTTTTACGGAGATCCGGGTAATGGAACGGTAAAACTTTATTATCATCGCAAGCCTTTATATATCGAAGGAATTCAAGATTATCCCGAAGATATACCAGAGGGTTCACATTATGCGCTTATCCTGTACGCCGCTATGCGGTATAAGCAATCTAAGAACGAGTTCGATCAAGCCTTAGTTTTCAGGAAAGAGTTTGAGCAGAAAAAGATTTCGATGATTCAACTTATCAAGGATAGGAAGCTCAAGATAGCATCATCAGACAATACGTTGCTGTCCTCTCTTAATAAATTAGTTGAAGATGTTGTTTTATGGGATGCGGCAAAAGAGTGGTTCAATGATGGAATAAGCGAGTTGACCGGGGATTTAGACATAGAAACTATGGCGCAAATAGAAACCGTGGAAGGCACTCTTAGCTATGCAATACCTTCTGATTGCCTATCAGTAATAAAAGCAGAACCAACGTTTGAGGTTTGGGGAAGCAATATAACATTCGACGAAGATCCCGGTGACGGAACCGTTGATTTGTACTATTATCGCAAGCCAGTGTATTTGGTTAATGTGATCGATTTACCTGTAGATATTCCGGTCAGTTCTCGATACGCTTTGGTTCTCTATGCGGCTATGAGGTACAAGCAATCGAAGAAGTTGTTGCCTGAAGCGTTATCCTTTGAAAAAGCCTTTGAGAAGAAAAAGGACTTAATGATTGACCAAGTGCAAGGGAAGGTTTATCCGTCATTGCCAAGGATGGTGTGGTGATGTCTGAAAAGTTACTTTATGAGGTCAAGGATATGTCCGGCGGCTTGAATGTTGGGGCAAGGCCACACTTGATTAACGAAAATGAAGTTCAGGATTGCCAAAACATTGACTTCCTACCCGGTCAGGCGGCAACGTGCGAGGGGTATGGAACGATAGATTACTTATCGGCAGACAGAATTTACAACTACGCTAAACGGGATGGAACGGTACAGCTTGTTCAGCAAGTAATGGATAAATTATATATTGATGGAACCCTAGTGAAGTCCGGCATTGTCGGGCTTCTTTCCTTTGAGACTTATCAGGATTTATTGTTCTGCACAAACGTCGAAACGTCTTTCGTCTGGAATGGACTCATATCGGTATGGGGAATAGAAAAACCCGGGACAACTTGTACGGCAACAGTGTCCGGTGATGTCGGATTACCGGATGAAGAACGTTCTTATTATGTAACCTTTGTTAATGATCGAGGGCAAGAAAGTAACCCTTCTCCTGCTTCTAACGTTGCTTCTCCTTCATTGAAAAAGATTGACCTAACGGATATACCGACAGGTGGATTAAACACCGTAAAACGAAGGATATACGCCTCTGCTACCATTGGAAGTACAACAGACACATGGTTGCTTGTTGAGATAGCGGATAACGCAACAACAACGTATACCGACAATATGGCTGGAAGTTCCCTTATTATCGGTAACGCTCTAGAGACTGATAATGATCCTCCTATTAAGTCTAGCTACATCTTGGAACACAAGAACCGTTTGTTCTTGGCTCAAGGTTCTTTTCTTTACTTCTCTAAACTGAATAAACCGGAATCGTTCCCTTTGACCAATTACATCCTCTGTAATGATGGTGGGGATAGGATTACGGGAATAAAAGTTTTAAATGATTGGGTTGTAATTTTAAAGGAACGATCAATTCAAATGCTTTCCGTGGAAGGAGAACCGTCTTCTTGGAATTTCAAAACGATTAATGATAGTCGGGGGTGCCCTTATCCTGAAACGATTCAACTCTTGGACAACAATATAATCTTCATGGGCGTTGATGATCTCTATCAAATTCAACCCACATTGGTTCAAGATGAACGGAGTATTGTTCCTGTAGGAATGAGGGTCAAGAGCCTCCTAGCTGGTGAACTGTCTCCTATTAGTGTTGATTATGACGGAAGGTATTGGCTCAAAATCGGTAAGTCAATCATTATTTACGATTATCGAAGGAATTACTTCACGAAGTATGTCTTTCCTGATGCTCCGAAGTCCTTTTCTGTAACAACTTTAAATAAACTTCTTTTTGGAACGATCAAGGGAACGATGCAGTTCGGATTGAGTAAAAACTTTAACGGCGTAACAATTAGCTCGTTTGTTGTTGGCAAGGACTTTGACATGGGAAGTCGTAGTCAATTAAAAAAGATCAGGAAGATATTTGTTTACTACAGAAAAGAAACTATTAGCGATAGCCTATATGTCCAATTTGGTACGGACAAGGTGGGTTATGGTGAAAAACTAACCATTGGATTAGCTAATGGGTATATGGAATGGGGCCCCAATAGCCTGTGGGGAAGACTGTGGGGCGGGCAATCATCCCCTGGTCAAGAATCTCAAGCCATAATCCAGAAAGACAATTACTTTCGAGTGAAAATAGGGAGTGATTCTATCCCTTCTCAGTTTTACGGGTTTGGAATTCTCTACAAACTAAAACGAATTAGGTAGGTGGCATAACCTTGGGTATGATACAAAACATAACTAGAGCCAATAACTTCGTTAACGGTACACCCGCTGACGCTGAAGCTGTAGATGCTGATTTTGACGCACTCTACACAAAGTTGTCTGAAATACTATATGCGTTTAGTAGCGCGTCGATAGGGGAAAGTATTGCTGAAAAGATGAATTGTGCCCCGATTGACGGACTTATTGATGGGACTATTTACGAAAAGCTGGCTGATATTAAAAGCCAGTTGGGTATTGCGGTTACGGGTACGATACCTAATGCAAGTCTAGAGGCGATTAAGCTAGTCGTTGAATTTCAGAGATTCCTTAAAAGCACGCGCAAGGAAAATGCAAACAGCATGGCTATCCATGATAAAAACGGACTTGCTATCCCAAGCACAAACAATATTTATGATTTACTAGATAATACGAACTCGTATTCTTGCGGAAAGCTGGATACCTTGAAGACTATAACAACCCTTCCGTTAAGCGTTGGTGCTACTAGTATAACAGTCGATGATGCTACCGGAATTGTGGCTAATAATGAGTACACTATTCAGCAATACAATAAGATGCAAAGTTTTGTTGTAACATCTGTGTCCGGCAAAGTGCTTACTGTTCCTGCGTTAGTAAATGACTTTGGAGTTGGGGCCGCCGTGTATCGTTCAAATGTCATACTTGATCAAGGAAGAATGGTGTTTGGAACAGTAAAGAGCGGAACCTTCCCTGTTAAAATAACTGACCCGTCACTACTCCCTGCTGGAACAGTCAATGGAGTTGCTTATTCTCCTGATGGTAAATGGTTGGCTGTGGCTAGTGGTTCAACTCCATATCTAATCCTTTACAAGCGAACTGGTGACGTGTTTCTAAAGCAGCCAGACCTTGACGGAAAACCAACCTCTGATTGCTATTGTGTTGCTTTTTCACCAAATGGAAAATACTTCACGGTTGGAACAAGCGGTTCAACGACTGTTCACTATAAAATAGTAGACGATGTATTCACTAAGCTTACTCGACCTGTCTCGTATCCATCAGGGACGGTGTATGGTGCTGATTACTCGGAGGACGGAACCTATCTAGCCCTTTCTCAGTCCTCATCCCCATATCTAGTGATCTACAAAATAGACGATGTTGTTTTCACTAAACTTCCTGATCCTGAGACTAAACCAACTGCGGCATGTCATGGGATTAAATTTTCTCATAATGGAATTTATCTTGCCGTATCGTCGGACGCTTCTCCCTATATGCTTGTTTATAAGAGAACAGGAGATGTATTTGATAAGATTAGTAATCCTGCATCATTACCAACTGGTGATGGGAACGGTCTAGCGTGGGGGAAAAACGACGAATATTTAGCGGTGGCGCACGAAGCAACTCCATTCGTTACGATTTACAAAAGAACATCGGATACCTTTGCGAAGCTTGCTAATCCTTCAACCCTGCCTACAGGAAATGGGTTTGGGGCGGCCTTTAGTAAGGATGGAAGCTACTTAGTAATAGCTCATGCGGTTACCCCCTTTGTCACAATGTACGATAGGCTAAACGATACGTTTTCTGCTATGCCTGACCCAATCACACCACCAACAGACGATGCTAAGTGTGTTACATTTGGCCTTGATGACTTATTCTTAACCATTGGGCATGACGGTAATCCGTATATCTCAACGTATAAATGCGGAACAAAGGTTGCTACCGTTGACGTTCGGTACAATGTAACTCCTACTAATCCGACAAAAGAAGTTGATGTGTGGCTATATCGCGAAAAGGATGCCAGCTTTTCTATAGCGCCTAGTTTGTCGATCGTGGATTCCGCTAACCCTGAGAGTTATTCTTCTATGACAAAAACAACCACAGAGATTAGTAGTGATTTAATCCTAGAAGAATTGGTTGGAACCTCAACCGTGTCGGCGAGCAAGGTTACTGCTAAATTTGTTCTTACAAAGGATACGAGCGTAGATAAGGCGATTACTAAATTACTTGGTTCGGCAGTTTAAGGAGGTGTTAACGTGCCAACTACAGCTTATTATAATAATGATGAGGACTTAGCGAATGGCAGAAAATATCTCGGAAGTGATGTAAATTATATAAAGTGGACACCGGGCACAAGAATCAAGAAGGGACAACTTGGATTAGGTGGTAATGCTGTAATCCCCAACTCTGCCTATTCGGGCGGTCAAGCACTGGGCGGGTATGATGCGGCAGGAACAGCCAATGAGATACAGAAATATCAAGGGCTGAACAACGCAACTGCAACGGCAAATCTTCAATATGCTCCACAGATTAACCCTATCAGCTCGAAGATTCAAGGGATACAGGCTTCTATGGCTGAGGCTGCACGACAAGCAGAAGCTCAAAAATTAGCGGCGAATAACCTATCCTTGGACAATGTTAATCAAATTAGAAGACTACAGGATAACAACAGGGGCCGCACGAATGAGACGATGAATACTAGGGGTTTAATGAACTCAGGGATTAATGATTCTGCTCAAGGACAGATCAACGCTGCTGAGGGTGCAGGATTACAGAATAATCAGGCTGAGTTAAGAAAGACGTTGGCGGGAATACAAACGTGGCTGAATGGAGTTAATGAGACTGGTCAGGCTAATGTAGGGGATTTGGAAGGACAGAAGGCGGGGTTGATGGCTCAGATTCCGCAGTTGGCGCAGAGTATTTATGATAAGCAGCGTTCTGATGCTGAAATAGCAAACTTTGAGAGAGAACAGGCGATTGCTAAATTGATGGGGACTTTCGGTGGAGAGCAGACGTTGGAAGGGCAGAAGTTTACGAGGGATGGCGAACAGTGGAATAATGAGTTTGGGTTGAAGCAAGGAGAAGTAATCGGGAATTACATGGGGCAACCCACTATGTCGCAGAAGCAACTTGATCAAGGTGGTTATCAGTTTGGACAGAGGATGGCACAGGATGAAAGTCAGTTTGGTAGATCGAACGCTATCGCGCAACAAAACGCTAACGTGAACGAATTCGACTCGACTGGCAATATGCCTAGCGGGAGAACTTCTGCAAGTGTTCCAGAATCATTCATGGAGGCTGCTACTAATGCCGGGAACGCTACGGGGGTTGACCCTCTTTTGATTGCCGCTATCGGCAAACATGAGACAGGTTACGGTACGCTTGGGGCAGGGAGAGAAGGATATAGCTTAGGTTATGGGTATCCAGCTCCCGGCCAAGGTAACGCTAAATATCAAGATGCTCCTGGTGAATTCAGCAATCAAACCTTATCTGCTGCTAAGCAAATTGCTGGGTATTTGGGCAACAAAGATGTTACTTTAGAAAACCTGACTGACTTCATGAATAATAGCTGGAAACCGGGTGACAAGAACTGGGCCAATGCTGTGTGGAGGGATTATCAACAGCTCAATAAAGATGCAACGACTGTTGGGCCTGCTCCTACAAAGAAGTTAACTGGTCCCGAAAAAACAGATGCGGCGACTGCTGATGCAATGGATATTCTAAATCAGTTGGCTAATCAACATAAAACAAAATCAGAGATTATGAAATTTATTAACGATAATTCAGGAAGATTTGAGGCAAGTGGGGCAAGTTCGAGTTATCTAAGGGATTGGGCCGACAAAGCTTTTGAGTGGGATGGATAGGAGGGGTTTAATTGGCTACTAATATGTTTGCGGATCTACTTGATAAGCCAAGTTCTTCGAATGTAAGAAAGAATATGTTTGCCGATCTCCTCCCTCCTGAGTCAAAGCAGGTAAGTGGACAGCCTGAGTTCTACGATAATTCCCCTGTTGATTTCTCAAAATATCTAACTACTTCACATGCGGTTAGCGAGCCCGTTGCTCAACCTGTTCAATCTTCACGGCCTGATTATAAGTCAGCATGGATAAGCGGAACGCTCGGATCGTTACTTGGGAAAGCGTTGACTCCATTAGCTGAAAATATTACTGGAAAGAAAGTTGACTTATCGACTCTTCCGCAACCTAAAACGTTTGGAGAAAAAGCAGTATCCTTTGCAGGAAGTAATCTTTCGGAATTGCCGATGTGGCTTCTGGGCGATGCTCTACTCGCTAAACCTTTAGCGGCATTAGCTAAGACTGCACCTGTTGCTAAGGGGATAGGAATACTGCCTAAAGCTATTACCTCTGCATTGGGGACCGGAGTTAGGGCCGGGACTACCTACGGACTACCAATTAACGCAGCAGAAACAGCAATTAATGGTGATGGTGCCAGTGGATTCGCGGATAGATTGAAGCGGGTGCCCGTTATGGCATTGGGTGGAACCGCATTGCATGGGGCTGGTCA